ACCAGATAAGTTTTAATCGGTATGATAACCGACTAAATTTCTTATGAAATTTAGAATTTCACCAGCGAATGCTGGAGTTGAAGACTCATATGTCTATGTGCATCTGGGTTGGATTCTTCATCCATCCGCGCCAAGTGTGTAGAAAACGCATGAAAGCGATTTCTGCCGGTACTGAGTAGGGTCAGAAATGACACAATACTGAGTGACCGGGCTATTAGAAACAATAGTCCTTACACAGGGGACTTACGCCCCTTTCGCAAGGAAGGAAAGCGGGTCTAATGGTGGGCTAATTAGCAATTAAGATTGCTAGTTAGCTCCTGGAATTCGTTTCGGCCATAATCTCTCACTTCTGAACATTGGCAGTCTCATAGGCAGCATAATTAGATTTCTTACTTGGATAGGGGTGAGTGGTATAGAAAACCACCTAACCTTTTAACATGAGGAGTCTACAGGGGATTTCCCTGGGAGCAACCGTGTACCCTTTTAAGTTCAATCTAACTAGCTGAGTTTTCCAAAAGGAAAGAGTTTACTTATAAACTCATACCCATTAGAATACTATTATTATGAGAAACCAGGTGCAACGTCAACTTATTTACCGCGTCATGTGAAATGACGCCGTTATTTCGGCTAACATTGCTCCTCTATCAATGAGTAGGCAATTGTCTATATGACAATTTACCCACGAAGCGTCGAGGAGAGGCGCAAGCCTCCAAGGACAGAGCGGAGTCATGTTGACTCTGAGCTCCTTGATTGGAAGGAATACGAATGCCATTAGAGGTCTGGTCCATAGAAATATGGGCCGGGGACTCATTGGATGACTTATTAAAGTATCCCGTGCAGTCCTCTTCCACTGTAAACCTAGTACTGTCAGGCAAATTGGCCACTTCGTTTCCCGGCTGAGAACCTTATATAGAACTCAGGGAGAAAAGGGTACAACATTGTACCTGAAATCTTGCCAAGTGCTCTTACAGCAATCTATTGCTGGTTATAAGGTACACGACATAAGCGAACTTAAGGTTCGTGTACGTCGTACGAAGTCTGGATTACCGCAGATAATACCTGCTGGAGTAAGAGATAGAATCCGGAAAGGGGATGTTCAGAGTATAAAACTTTGAATGACCCTTTTTGGATGATATCGGATTTGCCAGTTTAAGGGAGAGTTGAAATTATCAACAATCACTGACCCTGGTAAACCTATAAGTAAATCTTATCTCGAAAAGTGAGAACTCTTCGTGAAAAAGATTTTTATACCTACTCTACAGCTTTTTATCCCAAGTAAATACAAAGTTGGGCTATCACTACCTCAACCCTTCTCTATTCTTAAGTCAGGTCCGACAACTGCGGAGGATAGGGCTATGATTAGAACTGTTGGTAATAGTTCTTTTTATGCCTTAGTCTCTGCAGCACGGACTTGAGTTAATCATCCTTTATATCCCGTATTAGTACGGTTTTTAAAGACATGACATCAAGATTTGCCCGGGAAACCTTTTCCGGCCTTTCTTGAGAGAATAGGGTGAGCCTCAGGATCCCCGTGATCTTATTTTGGATCAGCTGGATCTTGAGAGATGCCAAAATACAAGTATCTTGCCAAGCTCGGCTTTAAAGTCGAGGCTGCTGGTAAGGTACGAGTTTTTGCCATGGTTGATGCATGGACACAATGAACGTTACGCCCCATTCATGATATGATATTCGGTATTATCCGGTATCTTCCCATGGATGGAACATTTGATCAGGTTGCTCCTGTCGAGAAATTAAGATCACTGCCTGTAGCAGGACGGTGATTTTACTCGATAGATTTATCAGCCGCGACTGATCGGTTACCTATCGCTTTACAAGTTCCTCTAATGAGTGAACTTTTAAAATGATCTGGTATTACCGAACACCGAAAGATGGCTCTTGATTGAGCGATGCTTTTAGTGGGTCGTGAGTATCAAGTTAAGATCCCTAGGGATCCTGACTTCATAGTTCCTGATAATCTACCCCCGGCGGTCACCTACTCTGTAGGTCAACCAATGGGAGCTTTATCTTCCTGAGCTATGTTAGCTGTAACGCATCATGCGATCGTTCAGTGAGCAGCCCATAGGGCGTTCCATAAAGGGTTTAAGGTTCCGATACTCTTCAAGGACTATGCTATCCTTGGAGATGATATTGTAATCTTAAATCGTGCTGTTGCTCTTGAATATTTAAGGATCTTAGATCAAATCGGTGTTAAGGCCGGTTTGGCTAAATCTATAGTTTGTAAGGGTAAATTCTACTTGGAATTTGCAAAGAAATTCTTTGTACCTTCCGGTAGAGCTGATATGCTTCCATTTAAAGAAGCCATATCAGTTTACTCTTCTACTATATTAACTTGCGAATTTGTTCGCAAGCATAACTTAACTTTAGGAGCAATATTAAGCTTCTTAGGGTTTGGTTATAGGGCGAAAAGTAGAGCTTTACAGGCTCTATATACGTCCTTACCCAAACGTCTAAGAACTCTTATGGTTTGGTTCCGTTCTCCGGTAGGGGCTTTCCCATTAGATGCAATGTCCTGACTGCAAAGTTCAGGCTTTACATCTCAATGGGATGTCCCTGATAATTGAGAAGGTTGAGTGATGATGCGAGTAGAGATTCTTAAAATAGTTCGTCAGTTAATGACGCGCTATGAAGACGCTCTAGATCGTTATCGTCGCTCAATTGAGGTAACCGGAGCGATCTATGATGAAGAGCACTATCTTAAACACGGTTTGTTAAAGGATAGTCCTCCGAATCTTAGAAAGCTCCGTATACCGCTAGCAAAGGAAGGGAAATTGGTTAGACCACTTTCACAGCACCCTCCGTATCTTACGGAGAGGACGGAAGTGGACCCGGGGACCAACAGCGTCTTTAAGTCAAAGATAAGCTTCAAACACCTTGTAGCTCCCATAGACTGAGAAGTCCATGATGAGACTCAAGGTGGAGAAAGCTTATCTTGATTCCTCAGATTGAATATGAATTATTCACATATGAGTAAGAGCGTTGATCGAGAACCGGTGCAGTTATTACCAAAATCAGCTCGAGATCGTATTCTTTTGAGTAAGATCTTAAAGCTGACTGGTCAATGGGATTCCCGCGTTGCTGTTGCGGAACTCCTTGATTGACTATTTAATTTTGATAAATATGCTGCTGAGATTCCTTCTAATTACTGGCCTCAATATCGGGTAATGGATAAACCAACACGAGAATTCTTGATGGTAACCGAATGACATGAAAAATTCACTCGAATTTTTCAGATCTACGGTTGTAGTCCTAGGCTAAAATCCGAGATGGGTTTAAGTGGAAATACTCCAGTCACTGCTCTTGTTCCTGTCAATCAAGGAGCGTGAGCAAGTGGTTCTTTTGATCAATCATTGGTCGAGAACCCGTTAGTTTTCACAGATGCGTTAAGCGCACTGCGAGACTTTCGGGATTCTTGACCTCTGCCTGATCGGAAGAATTTAGAGTTCAATACATACCGACCTCAGTTAGAGGGGAGTAAGTGATTGATTAGTCTTGGGAGTTACCTTAGAGATTTTATTATCTTAGCATCATTAGTATGATTAGTTCCTATTTGGGAACCGGTAGAGGAAGTTCCTCAATTAGTCTATAATTGATTTCTTCTTCTTCCGATCGTACTTTCGGTGCTAGGATTATTTTATCTCTGATGGTGACCTTCCGGATCTAATATCGAAGCATCATTGTATGAAACATTATCTCGCCAGGCGCAGACAATCTCTCAACAAGAGGTTCGTTTGATTAGACAGCAATGCGAGGCAATCGATCTTAATGATATTATCGATGGACTTGAAACTGCTTTGGAAGAATCTCAAAACGAAATCGAAGCTCTTACTCACCTGCTAAGTGAGTTGGGGCCTTGACGTTAGGTTTGACCTTTCAGAGACAGGCAGCGACTGGTACCCTTCATGTCCGAGTAAAATCGGAAACAGAAGGAAATTATCGATGTGCATCTGAGCGCC